AAAGAATATAAGAATACTTATAAGAACTGGCTAGTTAGATTCTTTCACTTTGACTTTAAAAAAATATATATCAAAAATTACCAGATAGTAAATAGCAATCCGTTGATCAAAGTAACGGATACACGGGTAATAGAAATTCCCGACAAATAACATATTCAAAACAATATTAATCAATTCTATAATACGCAAACATCGTTTCCCCCGTTTTGGGGAGCTGGATTCCCGTTCTTCTTTGGAAGACGTCGTCGTAGACTGAATACCATATCTGGTATACCTGTACTTAGAACTACTGGAGTAGTAACTACATCTACAGAAGTAAGATATGATGTTAACTACGCAGATTACAGAAGTTTGCCTAACGAAGGTCTGTTCTTCTTAGATGTAAGATAGGCTTCTCCTACGGCTAGTGCTTCTCTGCCAGTTGGTTTATCAGATAGTGAGTCTGATAACACTACTCAGTCTTTACTTCGTAACGCTTTACAGGAAGATGTACAAGCTGGTGACTTGCAGGTTAACTTTAGATATTTGATTTATTACAACAAATGTAATAATACATATCAGTTAGTAAATGCATACCCTGCTAATATAGCTGCACCTGGTGCTTAACAATAAAGGGCTCTTAATTGAGCCCTTTTAAAAATATTTAATTATGTTATTTAACCAATTGAAAACTGGAGATAGCGTCTATATAATAGAAGTAATTGGTACATTTAAGAAGACCACAGAATATAATGTAGGGTCTGTAGTATCAGTATCAGGCGCATATGATGAACCACTACCGACTAATCAATTTCCTATGCCTAATCAACCTAGGAAGAAGGTAGTAGATGTAACAATACAATGTAATGGAGAGTCTAGAAAGTTTACTATTCCTGAAAATAAATCTGTAATTACAGATACTAATTTAGGTCTTACTATCTCTACAGATAAGCAAGAGATAGTGAATATACTTAGGAATTAGTACAACACTTATAAAGCTAGGAAAGAGTCAATAGCTAAGTGTGATGAAGAAATGAGTAAGTGCTAGGCTTTACTTGAGAAACTAGATATACCGAAGGAACCTACTAATACAGAAGATCCTAGGATAAAGGAATTACAAGATGAAGTAAACGAATTAAAGAATATAATTAAACAAGCAAGTTCTATGGTTCCACCACCTATGAAATAGATGTTACCACAGAATATGTAGAATGTAATGAAAGAGGTTGATCAATAAGGTCAACCTTTTTTTGTTTTAAGCTTGTACAGGAAACGCTATTAGTTGCGATAAGGGATTGTATAGCTGTACACATAAAATGCCTCTAATCGCTTTAAAATGCGTTCTAGGTATATTAACGTTAATAGAATTTTATATGTCACTTAATAATATAATAGATAATATATTATAGATTGCTCGTAATAATAATATTACAGAGTCAGAACATCTAAGCAGACATTAGATTGAACTCTGGATAAAGTATTATAGAGCAATGCTTATAAAGTAGGCAATAGATAAAGGTTATGATGTAGATGAAGCGTATGTCTCTACAATTGAACCTATTCATCTTGATGTAATATAGACTTATCCTGGTAAACATGTATATGTAGGAGATAGAGAACTACCAGCATTAATTAGCTTTAGATACAGACCAGGAGTAGTAGCAGTAAGAGATATGTATGGTAACATTATATAGTTGGGTAATTATACTAAAGCTAAACTATAGAGATACAGAAAAGCTACTTGTAAAGATTATATTGCATGGGTTAAGGGTAGTAAAATATACGTAGAAGGAGATTCTAATTAGTTAGAGTACATAAGTATTGATTGTATATTAGAAGATCCGGTTAACGATATACCTTGTTATAATCCTGATGATGAATACCCTGTTCCTGCTGCTATGGTTCCAACTATAGTACAAATGATATTAGAGAAAGAATTAAGAGTATTAGTAACTCAACCTAGTGATGTAACTAATGACTCTAAAGATGATACACAAAATATATATAGTAATAAATGAGAGAACGACTAACGTATGGCAGAAAGTGTTATACCATTGCTGATTACTATATAAGTTATAAGGAATACATTGAGCCCAATACTTAGTATGATGTAGATTTAAAGACCTTTAAAGCTATAGTTACAGATTACTTTAAATTTATTAGAGATGAAATCATGCTTAATTGTAAAGAGTTCAAGCTACCTTGTAGACTTGGTAAGTTGTCTATAATTAAGCATATGCCTAAAGAATTTACAGGTAAAAGTTTAAGATGGGACTGGAAAGCTACTAGAGAAACAGGCAAACCCGTATACTTACTTAATGAGCACTCCAATTACTTTAAGTACAGATTCTACTGGCAAAAGAAAGATTGTCTATTGATTAATAAAGGAGCTTATTAGTTTGTAGCTTGTAGACAAAACAAGAGGGATCTCGCCCAACTCATTTTCAAAAAATTAAAAGATTATCCAGAATTATGATAGTAAACAGAATGATAAGTTCTAAATCCGTTATAGCTAAAGTAATAGCAGATTTAGATCTTAAAGAAGACCAAATAAGAATTACAGATATCAGAGAATGGATACTCGAAGCTATACTTAAGATAGGAGCCATTCAATAGTACGATCATAAAGTAGTTATTCTACCTATTATAAATCATCAAGCAGCTTTACCTTGTGATTTATACAAACTGGGTCAAGTAGCTTTTTCATTCTAGAATGATGGTGGTTGGTTACCTATGCGTAAGACTACTTCAAGCTTTGGGATATTTCATGATAGAGGATGCGGTAAACCTTGTATGTTGATACACGATACTGAGTTATTTCCATTAGTAAAGAATATGTTCAATCTTACAAGTGATACAGAGGCCCTGCAGAAATTAAATGAAGATACTAGTTTACGTCAAACCCTTAGTATCTTACTTAATCAATGGACAGTAGGTACAGTCAATGGTAAATACGTTAATGGATCTATAGGTCATAGAGATAGCACTATGTTTAGTAATGAATTATAGTATATGACTAAACCTGGTTATATAATGACTAATATACCTGAAGGATTTGTTAAAGTATCATACTATGCAATATTTACTGATGAAGAAGCAATGCCAATGATACCAGATATCGAATCATACAAAGAAGCTATATTCTGGTATGTGACTATGAAACTAATGTATCCTAAGAAATTAAAAGGTCAGATTAGTCAAGGAGACTACTACGATATTCGTAACTCTTATAACTTTTATCGTAAATAGGCATATGCTGAAGCTATGATGCCTGGTACAGATGAAATAGAAAGTATAAAGAATACTTGGAATAAATTATATACAGAGTTTGACGATCACGATACATTCTTCTCTACTACAGGAGATGAACAGAATATATACAATTAGAATAGATAATTATGATTAGTAATACAGCTCAAATAAATACATTTTATGGTGGTATGAATATGGACAGTGATGCAGCTATATTGCCGAATAATCAATATAGATATGGTCAAGATGTTCGTATAATTACTGATGATTCTAGTACTAGTGGTGTTCTTTAGAGTGTAGAAGGCGCTAAGAAATATAATTACGGCATTAAAGGTACAGAAGAAATAATAGGTACAGCTACTATAAATGATATTGCAGTAATTGTTACTAAGTTAGTTGACGGTTATAACAAAATATATCGTATAGAGAATTTTGATTCTCCTAATTTAATTAGTACTGTTGTATTATAGGGTAAATTAAAACTATGTGAAAAAGCTAATTCAAATCAATTGAGTATAGTATTAAATTATGAAACGCAATCAAATATTAAAGCTTACTTTACAGATGGCAATTCATCTATTAAAGTAATCAACATTATGAGTGATAAGTATATAAAGTACCCTAATGTAGATAATCCTTTAGTAGATGCAGATGGTAATATACTTAATCCTGATAGTATTGACATAATACCTAATGCAATATTACCACCATTTGAAGTTACAGATATTGTGTCTGGTAACTTTCAAGCTGGTATGGTACAGTATTGTTATAGACTGTATAATAAACACTCTCAATAGACTTCATTATCTAGTTTGAGTAATTTAGTACATTTAGATGCTTCTGAAATTAATTCTCCATTAATAAATCACGAAGGGTCTTAGAAAGGCTCTTATACAGGTAAAGGATGTACAGTAAGAGCAAAACTTAGCACTAAAGATTTCAATAGATGTACTATAGTACGTATCTTCTATGAAGATAACAACTCTATTCCTACTTATTCTGTAATAGATGATATTGAAATAGATACGAATTTAGATTACATAAGTTATACTGATACTGGTAGTAGTGCATTAAGCACTATGACATAGGAAGAATTTAATGCGTTTACTAGCTATTCTTTTATATGTAACAGTATTACTTCTCTATAGAACAGACTATTTGCGTCTAATGTTACAGAAACGTCTTGGATACCAATGATATATGATAACGATGATCTAGTAGAATACGATGCAAGAGTATATAGAGCTAATGCTAACAATTACGTTAGGTTAGAAACTGCTAATCCTGATGACTATGAATATTTCTCAATTACAGATTACGATGCTATGAGGAAAATTCCAAGACATCATGATTGCATTAACCCTTATAATGCGGCTAGATCTAGCTTTGGGCAGCCTACAGAATATGTATATGGAGAAGGAAATAAACTTGGAGGTAATGGGCTAAATATATCATATAGTTTTATTAATACAGAATTAAATGAAACTTATTCTCCTCTTACTGGCGTAGGATTGGCAAATAATGTGGGACTTGATGTTGGTGGTTTTACTACAAGTTCTATGCCTATTTATGAATTAAATGGAAGTAAAATATATGATAGACCTATAACTTCTGCTTATAGACAAAGAAATTATGCTGATCCTATTATAGCTTCGTTGTTTAAAAGTTATCAACGAGATGAAGTATATCGCTTTGGTATCGTATTTTACAATAGTAAATTTATAGCTTCTCCAGTGTTATGGATAGGAGATATTAGAATGCCTAATTTAGTCACAGCCCCTCTTCTTACACAATCTGGTAGTTACTGGTACTCAAAACCTATAGGCATTAAATTTACGGTAAAGAACTTTCCTATTGATGCGGTATCTTATGAAATAGTAAGATGTGATAGAACAGAAAAAGATAGGACCATTG